AGCCTGTAGTGACCTTACGCTGTCTACAGAGTGGACTAATTACCGTCAAGCATTGAGAGATGTTCCTGCTCAGGATGGCTTTCCACACACTGTTACTTGGCCTGATGAACCTTGATACACGTTTTTGTTTTAATAATGACTATAGGTGGAGCAGAAGTAGCTAACGATTCTTGTCGTGAAGCTATGTGCTTTTTCAATATAGATACTTGTAATAGCTTTGCTAATAAGCTGATACGAAGAGGAAGTCCTAGCACCTCAGTAATAACGGCATATTGTAAGCCGATATTAATTAACCCAAATGAGGATGGAATAAAGGTGTACTAATGCCAGCAGAAATAGTAGCAGCAGTTGCAGCAGCTAACCAGGCATTTAACTTTATTAAGAAGGCCGTCCACAAAGGAAAAGAAGTACAAGATTTAACAAAGGCGATTAGTAAGTTCTGGGATGCTAGGGAAGAAGTCAGTGTCTTAGAACAAAAAGCAAAGACTACAAGTAAGATAAGTAAATTACTAGGTAGTAGTTCAATAGAAAGCCAAGCACTAGAAGCTACCCTTCAAAAACAGAAGGCAGAGCAACTAGAGAAGGAATTGAAGGATTTATTCTATTGGACGGGTAATGCGAACCTTTGGCACGACATGTTAAGGGAACGCTCAAGGATAAGGAATTTAAGGATAGCAGAGGCAAAGAAAGCAGCAGAAACTAAAGCAGCCATGATAGATATATCAGTGGTAGTTGGTTGTTTTATAACTGCTATGTTTGTTTTCTATCTGGTGAGTCTAATTGGAAAATAGAATAGACAGAATAGAAAAGAAGATAGATGACCTTCAGGAAGCAGTTGTCTCTTTGGCTCGTGTAGAAGAAAGAATTACTACCATATTTAACAGACAATCAAACATTGAGGATAGAGTTAACTCAATGGACGAAAGACTAGACAAAATATCTCCAGCAGTTGCTTTTGCAGAGAGGGTGTTTTGGATATGTATTGTTGCTACTGTAACCGTAATAGGACGGATGTTATGAAGAAGATTGGTAAGTTTGTAAGAAACTTAGTTCAAACAGGAACTGAGAAGCAAGTAGGCATTGCTACTGTAGTTCTCATTATTATCTTGATAGGACTTGGCGCAGCATGATTAGTGCGTTGATTGGCCCAGTCAGTGCTATCTTAGATAAGGTAATACCTGACAAAGACTTAAAAGAGAAGTTATCTCACGAGATAGCTACTATGGCTGAACGTCATGCCCAAGAACAGGTCATGGCGCAGATTGAGGTCAATAAAGTTGAAGCAGCTCATAATAGTATGTTTGTTGCTGGTTGGCGACCTGCTATTGGTTGGATATGCGCTTTGGGAATGGCTGGCAACTTTCTTGTAATACCCTTTGTTAATATGGGCTTGGAGCTATTTGATACAGGAGTTCAAGTCCCTTTAATAGCTTTGAGTGAAATGATGCCCGTTTTAATGGGTATGTTAGGTTTGGGTGCAATGAGAACCTTTGAAAAGACCAAGGGTGTCTCAAGAGAAAAATGATGTCTGTCGTAGAGTTTCCTGTTAACAAGATGGATGCTCTAGCAGAACTAGCTGATTCTGAGCTTAACGACTGGTGTGTGGAAAAGGTTGAGCAAGGATTAGACCCAGTATATCTAGTAGGGATTTTGCAATACAACGTCCACTATATGCTGGCTAACATGGTTGAGGAAGAGTAATGAGCAACGGCTTTAATCCAAACGCTCCCTATATTGGAAGCTATGTAAACCCTGCAACTGGGGCTGTTGTTCAGGCTTCTGGGCCAGGACTTGCTGGTTTGGCTGGAAGGGATATTGGCACTGCTGCTGCAACAGGGGCTACTGGTGTTGCTGGATTGTTTCAAGCGTCATTGCCTGGATTATTATTTGGATTGTTAGACCCGTTTGGCAGAAAAGAAGGCAGCTTAAGAGGATTGCCAGTTGTTGAGTTAACTCCTGAAGAACAGGCTCAGGCTGCTTACGATATGTATTTAGCTGACCAAATACAGCAGCAAGCATTTGGCGAAGAAGGAGCAGGTGAGGGGCAGCTAGAAAGGCTACAGGATATATACAGAGAAGCTGTAGACGTAGGCAATGTTCAACTTGCCGAACAGATTAAAGAAACCTTCCCTGAAGAAGAAGTAGACGTATTTGCTGATACTACGGCTATAGATATACCTGACCTTGGTATTGAGCCAACGATTGAAGACCCTGAAAAAGTATTCAAAGAAAAGGCAGGTGAAGATTTAGACCTTAAAGGAATTATTGATTTAGCCTTTGACGTATTTGGTGCTTACAACAGAGATGCGATAAGCAATGTTGTGGATATAGTAAATCAAAGGGGTATATCTGTAGGTGAGGTAGCACAGGCTACAGGTAATACTGTTGAGTCTATTAACCAAGCAGCAGCGGAATCTGGCACTGCGATTGAGAATCAAGGTACTGGGCCAGTAACGGTAGATGAAGGCCCAGCTATTGGCCCCACTCCTACACCAACTCCTACTCCTACGCCTACACCAACGCCTGAGCCAACGCCTGAGCCAGATGATGAGCCGCCAAGTGGGATATTTACTGAGCCAGTAGGAGATGATACGCCACCTCCTGAGACACCTGTTTCAATTCTGCCGCCAATAGAAACTCCAACTACTAAACCAACTCGTGAAGGGTTGTTTGCTTTTGTTAATAACACTTCATTAACAGAAGAGATGTTTCCAAGAGAAATATTTGAAACAAAACTTAGGCAGTTAGAAAACGTATTACCTGCTGCTACAAAGACAGCGCAGATAGCTCAAATGTTTGCGCCTAGAGGAATGCTGAGAGGATTGGTATGACATACTTAGATTTAATTAATAACGTCCTCCGCAGACTACGGGAGGATACAGTAGATACTGCTAATGCTACGGACTACTCCCATTTGATTGGTGACTTAGTTAATGACGCTAAGAAGATAGTTGAAAACTCATTTGACTGGACTGCTTTAAGAGATTCTATAACTGTTAATACTGTAAGTGGGACAGATACCTATTCACTTACGGGCAGTGGTGACTTGGCGGTAGTTAAGGACGTAATGAACACTACGTCTAAAAGGTTCATGCACCTAAGAAGTAAGGAATACTTTAATAACGTAACCTATAACACTTCCCCGCAATCAGGTTCGCCTGATTACTACACATTTGTAGGTACAGATTCTAATAGGGATTTGGAAGTTCAGGTCTATCCAAAACCCGAAGCTGTATACGCTTTAAGGTTTGACGTTGTTAAACCCCAAGCTGATTTATCCAGTGATTCAGATAGTTTGTCAGTACCCACTAACCCTGTAATCCAATTAGCCTACGCTATGGCTTTGAGGGAAAGGGGTGAGACAGGTGGTCAAAGTGCAGCAGAACAATTCGCTGTAGCTTCTACTGCTTTATCTGACGCTATTGCTTTTGACGCTAACAGATACCCGTCTGAGTTAACCTTTCAGGTACGATAATGGCCCAGAAACTACAAAGCATAACTATTACGGCCCCAGGCTTTGCGGGTATTAATACCCAAGATGCCCCGTTAGCCCAAGACCCTACTTTTGCGTCAGTTGCGGATAACTGCATTATTGACAAAGAGGGACGGGTTGCTGCACGTAAAGGTTATTCAATGGTGTCTACCAATGGGGCTTCTGTGTTGGGAAGTTCTGATGGGATAGAAGCTGTACACCAATTTAGAGATTCAGGTGGTAACACTAAAATATTTTCCGCTGGCAATAGTAAGATATTCCATGGAACTACTACGTTAACTGACGATACCCCAGCCAGTTATACGGTTAGTGCTAATAATTGGAAGATAGTTAACTTTAACGACAAAGCGTATTTCTTCCAAAGGTCACAAGAACCTCTTGTATATTCTAATACCGCCGCTGATGTTCAAAAGATGTCAGCACATTCTGGTTCTGCTGGAACGCCTCCACAGGGTAACGAAGTCCTGCCTGGATTTGGTAGGTTATGGGTGGCCGACTTTGCTAGTGATAAGTCTACTATCTACTGGAGTGACCTATTAGATGGGACTGTTTGGACTGGTGGGTCTAGTGGTTCTATAGATGTATCTAAAGTATGGCCCAATGGTTACGATGAGATTGTAGCTCTATCCGCTCACAATGGATTCCTAGTTATCTTTGGTAAGGATTCTATCCTTATTTACGAAGGTGCGGATTCTCCATCTACCATGACTTTAGCGGATACTATATCTAACATAGGCTGTGTATCTAGGGATGCCGTAGTTTCTACTGGTAAAGACTTAATCTTTTTAGACCGCTCAGGCGTAAGAAGTCTTGCAAGAACCATTCAGGAAAAATCCTCACCTATTGGGGATGTATCTAAGAACGTCAACAATGACGTTAAGAATCTAGTAGCCAGTGAAACGGGTAATATCTCATTACATTATTCGCCTAAAGAGGCGTTTGTCCTTGTTAACTTCCCCGTCCTTCAGACGGTGTATGTCTTTGATACTAGATTTCCTCTCCAAGATGGCTCGTATAGGGCTACCACTTGGTCTAGCATCGCGCCACTATGTTTCACTAATCTGGTGGATGACACTATTTATATTGGCAATGCAACTGGCATCGCTGAGTATGATACTTATACAGACGGGACAGGTTCCTATCAGCTAAGTTACTTCTCTCATCCCCTAGCATTTGGGGATAGCTCCGTACTTAAGTTTCTAAAGAAGGTAAACTTAACCACCTTTGATGGGGCTGAGGCTACAGTCGTACTGAACTGGGCTTACGACTATTCTAATGCTTATAAGAAGCAGGCATACACGTTACCTGCTAATAACGCCGCTCAATATAATATCTCCGAATACAACACTGAAGCTGAGTATTCTTCTTCATTAAGTTTAATTAACAGACAGAAGGTAAACACTTCTGGTTCTGGTGCTGTCGTATCCGTAGGAGTGGAGACTACGGTAGATGGTAAGTCTATAGCTATTCAACAATTTAATATTCATGCACTACTTGGAAGGATTGTCTAATGACTGATTACACGAAGACAACTAACTTTGCCGCCAAGGATGCCCTGGTGTCAGGCAATCCTGCTAAAGTGGTGAAGGGAACAGAAGTGAACACCGAATTTGATAACATAGCAACTGCGGTAGCTACTAAGGCTAATCTAGCTGGCCCGACATTTACGGGGACTACAACTGCTGCAAACCTCACAGTGTCAGGAACATTCACTGGCACTATTGATGGAGGGACTTACTAATGGTTATGGAAGCAATACAAAACGCATTAGGTGGATTCTTAGGTAGTCCTGCGGCTGGCTTGTTAGCTGGTATAGGCCAAGAAGCTATGAACCGTCAGGCTATGGAACGCATTGAAGAAATGCAAAGGCAGGCTGTGACGGGCGTTACTGGCTCTCCTACTTTCCCTACTTATGAAGGTGGATTAATAGGTGAAGTCCAAAGACAAGCCCAATTCAAACCCTTTACTGTAACCACTCCTACTGGTGCTACTGCTGCATTTACCCCAGAAGGTATGCAGGCTCAAGTAACTCCTGAAGAAATGGGATTGATGCGTAGTCTTGGTGGATTTGGTCAGCAGGCTTTTGACTTCTTGGGTGACCCTGCTGCAAGAGCGGCAGAACAAGCTGAAGTAATTGGAATGCTAACCCCGCAAGCTGGCGAAATGGCTGCTAGGGAAGCTGATATATTCTCAAGACTAGAAGCTATGCAGGCTCCTGAACGTGAAAGGGCCAGACTTCAGTTAGAAGAAAGACTAGCAGGACAGGGTAGATTGGGTGTTCGTACTTCTATGTTTGGTGGAACCCCTGAACAACTAGCTCTAAGTCAAGCCATAGAAGAACAGCGGGCTAGGTCTGCGGTATCTGCTATGGAACAGGCTAGGGCTGAACAGGCATTACGCTCTCAGCAGACTCTACAAGGTTTGGGTGAGTTCAGACAACGCGCAGGTCTATTTGGTGAACTTGGTCTTGGTGCTATTGCTGGAGCTTACCTACCACAACAGCAACTCACAGCCGCCCTACAACCTCAATTAGAAGCTGCAAGACTTGGCACTACATTGGCTGCTACTGGTCTTGGCTTACAGGCTGGATTGGGTGAAGCCGCACTAGAGGCGCAACTTGGTTATCAAGACATTCTTGGTCAACTGGAACGTCAGAGATACCAAGGCTTGTTTGATTTGCTAAGGGCAGAAAGGCAAGCCCAACAGCCTTCTACGATTGGTGGTGGTATTGGAGAAGCCTTATCACAGGCGATAGAAGCTCAAATTGCACAAAATGCACAAAAAGCAGCAGGGGCTTTCTTGCCCGCAGGAACGCCGACTGTAATGGCTGACGGAAGTGTAGTAATTTTATAGGAGCTAGTAATGGCTATTAACATACAATCTTTATTTAGCGACATTATTGAGACTCCTGCTCAAAGACAAAGGCGTCTTTTAGAAGAAGGTTTGATTCAAGAATCTTCAATTCAGCCAAGTTCAGGTCTTATAAGAACCGGGCTTGCCAGGGATATTGCTCGTGATATGCCGCGACAAAGAGAGCAAATCCGCAGGGGAATAGGGGGAATGCTTGGGCTGGACGTTAGAACAGAAGGAGAAAAGGTTCAGGACATTCTTAAAAATGTAGACCCTAATAATCCACAAAGCCTTATACAAGCTGCGCGAAGGGTTGGTGATTTAGGTTTAGGTACTCAAGCTGCCCAAATGCGCGGTATGGCTGCTGAAGCAACTAGGCAGAAAGAAGCTCAAGAACTTGCAAAAAGACAAGCACAATTAGCTATACGTTCTTCTGAACTAGACATTGAGCAGGCAGAACAGCTATTCCCAATTGAATTAGAATCGGCAAAGTTTCAAAGGGATATTCGTGCAGAACAGCTTAGAACTGCACAAAAAACAAATCCTGAAAACTACGGAAGATATCGTGTTGACGGAGAAGTGAAGTTAGGTGGATTTATTATGGGCGTGCCTCACGTTTATAACGAAGAAACCATGCAATACGAACCTTCAGACGTTGAGTTCTTCCCAGACGATAAAGTGGCCGTTGCAAAGCTAACTAGAACCGAAGACTTAGACAGCCTAGTTAGGACTTATGTGGAAGGAGCGAGTACGGAAAACAATCAACTTACTTTAAAAATAAGCGAAACTAATAGAATTTACGAAAAGATAAAACAAGGCGCTATATCTGAAACCCCTGCTTTGCGTGACGTTAAAGCTTTCATGGATAGAATATTTCAGGGAGACACCTCGGGACGAGAGGTTTTGGCTTTCCTAAACCAAGCGCGACTAAAAGAATCTCTTGAGCTTCTTCCTCCGGGTTCAGTTAGTGATAGGGAAGGTGCGGCAGCTTTGGCGGCTACATTTGATTTAAGTAATGCGTCAATACCTGAAATTCTTTCTGCCCTTGAAATTGAAATGGCTAGAAGTGTATATGAAAAACAGAAGAACTTATCTTTAATTAATTATGCTTACAATGAAAATCCAAGTGGCGGTCAATTTGAAACTTTCAGGTCTGCATTTGACGACGAGCAAAACGTCCAAAACATTCTTTCAAGAATGACAGACGAGTCTGCTGGCGTACTTGACGTAGGAGAAGGAGGCGTTCAGCTAACTGCTCAAGACGAAGAAGACGAAATTAACTTACTTTTTGGCGGGGGAGAGCCAACACCAGACCCTTTAGAGCCGCCAGACCCAAGTGATTACATTTCCGAATCCCAGCAAGAAAGAATGCAGAGAAGCCAAGAAGAATTTAGAGAAACGGTCTCTAATGTAGGCTCCGCTGTTGGTTCTGCGTTAACTTCCGCCTATCAAGCTGCAACCGCGCCTTCTGCAAGGGTTATGCAAAGGCAAGAAATAGACAGGGCTGTTCGTGAGGAAAGACAAAGATTGATTGACGAAGGCTTGGCCGGAAGTATGAGGCTGAATGACTACTTGCGAGATTTTAGAAACAATTTAGAGCAAGGAATGGGTTTATAAAATGGCACTAATAGACCGCACCAAAGGAATACCTAGAGAAATCCTAGCCTTAATTCCTAAAAGCGATAGGCAAAATATTATTAAGGGCAATGACGAGCTTGTCAGCCCTTCTACAATACAGCTTATTGACCAAGGTAGAAGAGAAAGAGGCACAATGTCAGAAATGCTTGACGTTGCGACTGCCATAGGTGGTGGCATTGCTGGCGGGGCTGCTGGTGGTGCTGCTTTTGGCCCTGTGGGTGCTGTTGTGGGTGGTGTTCTTGGTGGTGCTGCTGGTGCTTTTGGAGGTTCTATTGCTGAGGACGCGCTTGACGATAGAAATATAGACTTAGAAAGGGCTTCTATTGAAGCGGGCAAATCAGTTGCTTTTGACGCAGCGACTTTGGGGGCATTTAGGGCTATTAGACCTATTGCTAGGCTTTTTGGCTCAAGTGCAAACAGGGTTGCTAACGCAGCATTGCCGGGAACTGGAAAGAACATACTTGAAGATATAAAGATAGAAGACTTTGGCCCTGGAATGACCTCAACACCAGAAAGCCGAATGATTAGCGAAAGGCTTCTTCGGGAAGGTGTTGAGGTAGGCGGGCGAAGAGTTACTTCTGGCTTGAACATTGTCCAGACCAGACAGGCTGGAAGAATCCAAGAATTTGCTAACGACCTATCTGAAATTGGTTTATTGTCAAAAGAACAAGCAGAAGCCAGAGGGGAAGACGCCGCAACAGTTCTTTTGGAAAGCATGAAAAATTTATTCCGAAGAACAGAGGTGCCAGAAAAAAGCGAACTTGGCGAAGAGCTTTTTACCATAATAAATGGCGCTAAGAATGCTTTAATCACAAATCAAAGGGTGGCGAAAAATGCCGCACTGAAAAACTTACCTAGAGGCACTGGTGTCAGGGCTTCAGTAGTAAGGAACTATTTAGATAGCTTTTTAAAGCCTGGCTCGCAGATAAATGTATTTAACAAAGGAAGCCAAGCGTTAAGCGACGAAGCAAAGAGCAAAATTAGGGCTATTCTTAATGAACTTCCAACCCAAGAAGGCAATCCAAATATTAGTTTGGACGCCCTTTTAAAGTTGGAGGATAGTTTTCGCACAAAGATAGCTGACGTTTTTGCCACACAAGGCTTAGAAGCCCAATCAAAAAGAAACGCACAAGCTCAATTGGCAGCTATCCAGTCAGAATTTTCTGACCATATAAGCAAAGTCCTTGAGCCAGTGGCACCGGGGATTAGGGCCGAATTTGCAGAAATTAATAAAACTTTCAGGGAAGGGCTAGACAAGATAATTCCTGACGAAGTTGGTGAAGAAATAGTCAGGGCTGATAATAAAAACAACTATCAGAAGCTGGGAGAAGCCCTTGGTACCTTGGTTGGGCCAGACGTTGCTAGAGACGTTACAAAAACCAAAAAGCTTATGGAATCAGTAAGAGCGGCTTATAAAGTAAAAGGCTTTGAACCTAAGAACCTCAAGACGGCAGAAGAAGCAATCCAGTATATCCGAGACGGGTATGGTGCCTCCAAGCTTGCGCCAGTTCTAAACGCTGAAACTGTTCAGGATTTAACCCCATTGTTATCAGGTTTCCAGAAAAAGGATTATGTTGAACACGCAAAAGCAATCCTTGGCAATGAAACCTATAACTCAATGAAGAATATAATAAACGCGATTCAAGACGCGACTTATAAAAAAGAAAGAGGGTTTTTATCTTTAGGCTTAAAGTCTAGGGAAATATCCAACATAGCCCAAGTTGCCGGGCCTGTATCACAGGTTGGTGTTGCTGGACTTGCGATTGGAGCAGGGAATATACCCGCTGCGCTTGCGATATTTGCAAGCCCCTATGTTTTAGGAAAGATAGTTAATAGGAGGAAGGCGGTAAACAAACTTCTATTATTAGACAAGTCATTCAGGCAAAACCCAGAAAAGTATCTTGGTAACAGCCCTGAAAAGATTAAGTTTGCTGTCAGTTCTGCTATGAAAGTTATTGAAGAATTGTCCGAAAAGGACAAGGTAGACATACAAGAATATCTTCGTTACATGTAGTTTTGAGGCAGTGCGGCATCCTGGGTTCCTCCACCCTCGCCTTTGGGTGCCGTACTGACCTCTCTTAATGTAGTTCCCCGTCTATCAGTTCTTTGTATCTCATGGATATGAACATATTGAATAATTCATCTACTGTATTATTCTCCTCCATGAACTCCGAGTAATCTCTCACCATCATCGCCAGAGTCCCAATCGCTCTCTGCTCCGTCCCCTCCAAAAAGGGTAAGTTGTTGTTCACCCACTTCGCAAGTTCGTCTGGTTCCATGGGGTCTATTTCTACAGTCTGGATTTCCCGTTTCAAGCCAACACACTCCGCATATCATTCTTTCGCCACTTCCCACACCAAGGACAGAACCACCCTTTAACTACAAGCTCATCCTCCCTGTCGTAGATGATTAACATCTTATTGCCGCATTCACAGATTTGCTTCAAGTTCACGATTCTTTCTCCTCAAGTCTTTGACCATATCTTCTAGGTCAGGTCTGAAGTATTTAATCGGTTTCTTGCTATTCACCAGCATCTCATCACAGAAGTCATCCCCATACATATCTCTCATAAACTTAGAGTAACCTTCCCTAACGTGCGTCCTATGCCTCATTCCATACTGATTACATCCTTTACACTGGGGATGTATGTTCTCTTCCATTATCTTTGTAGCCTGTTTCCCTCTTTCAATCCAGTGTCCACCCTGCATATCCTTCCAGTGGAACCACTTATTACAAGAAACACATTCTATAAATCCATTCTTATCAGCAGCCACCGCAGCCTTTAATCTAACGTGCTTCTGCAATAACTTAGCTACGTCATCTATCAAAGCCCTAAGTGTTTTCTTTTTCATACATCCCTCAAGTGGTCTAAGTACGGCTCGTCTTGGCTTTCTATCAAGAGTTCTATGTAATGTTTTGCTTTTAGTAAATCCTCAACACCGTTCTTATTCTTCCATCTTGATACATACTTTACTACGTTAGCTTCACAGTAGCTTAAATCATTAGCCTGTATATATTCTATAGGCTGTATCTTCATTCCCTTATAATGACTACCACCTACCTGCTTATCTGTTGCCTTCATAAGTAATCCTGATTATCAGTAACCTCTCCCAGACGTTTCTTCTGTAAGTGTTCCGTAGCCTTCTTCATGGCTAGAATCTTCTGAGACTCATCATAAGAGTTCCAGTTAATAACGTCCTTGTAATATCTGCCGCATCCTACACACCAAATACTACCAACGGTGGAAGTAGAACATATACCTCTACATGGGTTCTTAACTTTGGCTACACCTTCGGTAAAGGGCATGGGATTGGAAAGTGTTTGTTCACACATATCTCTACGGGCCTCCCGTATGTTTCTGCGAGCTTATTACAATACGTTCTACTTGGATTGTATTTATCTTTGGAGTGATAGATACATTGCTCACAATTTTCAAGGATGTTTAATTCGTCTAACTGTCTCATGGGGTTACCGTGACTCTACTAATCTCGCCTTTATCTTTATGGTAAGTGATTGCTAACGCACCCCTTTGGGAGTGTTCAAATCCTCTAGCTCCGTAAGCATCTCTGGCATTTAACGTGGGGTGTCTTTCAATTACCGCACCTGAAGATTCAAATAATTCCTTCGTATGAAGATGACCAGTAGATAAGTAAATATAATCCGTACTAGCCATATCACCTCTAAATCTGGGTTCGGAGAAGAACTTACCCGCCAACCCTTTTATCTTCGTTAAGTGTCCGTGATGCCAACCTAAGAATACTTTACCCCAAGTAAATGAGTAGTATGGGAACACACTACTATCTACGGTCACTCTCTTGTTGCGTTTAAACGCCATGTTCATAATAGCTTGCAACCAGACAGAACCCGTTAAATCGTGGTTCCCCTCACAGATAACAACGTGAACGTGCTTGTGTTTATGAAGGAGCATTTCTACGGCCCTGACGCAGCCTTCTATGGCTACTTGTACTAACTTAGGGTAGCGTCCATCAGAGTCAAGAACGTGCTTATTTAGGGGTGTGACGGACGTTAAACCGTCCCAGTGGAGGAAGTCTCCCATCTGAACGAACACTGCTTGTTCGGAATCGGGAGTACCGTTAATCATATCAGTGAAGGCTTGGTGTAAAGTCTCTTCAGCTATCTTAATATCCCAATCCTCACCAGTCTCCTCGCTCCAGGAATAGGCTCCGATATGATAGTCAGTAATTGTATAGACTGAGCATAATTCTTTACTTGTTTTCTTAGGAGCTTTAACAAGGGGCCAAGGCTTTATACCTTGAGTGAGAGATTCAGTAACCTCTCGTATTATCTCCTCTTGTCTCTCCTTATCCGCTTCAGTCTTTACCCATTCAATTTTAGTATTACCGTCTGCGTCTAGTAGAGTAGACCTACCCTTTAACTTATAGCCATCGGGTATTTCTTTAGGGCTTTTCTGCCAGCCCTTCTCAGCAGCCCTAGCTTCCACTTTACGCTTCGCAGCTCTGATGGTATTGTCATTGAGTCCTAGTTCTTTTCCAGCAGCCATGGAAGTACCAAACTCTATCCAAGCGGACAGGATTTCAAACTCCCTTTCAGTTCCACAATACTCTAATAGGTCTAGGCTTGGTGGATTTCTGGTAGCACGACTTTCATACTTAGGCATATCAACCTCATAATCTTCTGCTTAACCACTCTCTATTTAATAAAACTGAATCTCTGTACTTATCGTCGTCGGTCAGGGTATACCTCTGGCGACCACTCTCTTTGTATTCCATCTTCGCCTTATAGGCTTTGTTTCTGTTAGAACACTTATCCGAACAGAACTTAGCGTTCGCTCTCCCCCTGTCCACTATCCTGTTGCAATTTACATACGCGCAAATCTTCTCTGACATCCTCCAATACCTCCCTCAGTTCCTTTATTAAAATTATTATCTCTTCAGCTTCCTGCCCATCCAATTCTAAACTCAATCGCATCCCAAGGTTCTCCTGTCTCCAACGCTCTAATCGTTTTGGTAGCCCGTATCATGTCTTCCTTTTTCATCTTCCCGTACTTGGCTTTTAATAAAGCGATACTGAAGGCTTTACCTCTACCGTTCATACTTCTTTGTGTGTCTAGCATTTCCTGACTCTCAACATATAAGGTTTCTACTTCTGCGGCCATGGAATGTGTACTCCTTTATTTGACAAGGCTCTATTAACATTCTCGTAAGTAGATTGAATCTCTAACGTAGTCAAGTCTGCGGTAGAGTCCTTGTCAGTTATTGCTTTCTGTATCGGCTTCCAAATATGTTCCTTTACTATTTCTGGCGAGAAAGGAATCTCCACACCTTCTTTGAAAAAAGACTCAACGCTAAATCCATTCTTGTTTAATTCTTCTGCAACTAATCTACAGAAGACATGAAGCGCGTTGTTCTGTTTGCCCGTTCTAGGTTTACCAAAGTCCACCTCCCAGACAACGTAGGGTCTCTCCTCCATCAGTTCCTCAGCCTGACGGAGGAAAGTTTCCCTAGTGTGGGACGAGTTACAAATCCAAAACTGTCCCATCTAAGTCTCCCAGTTCCGCATTCAGTTCCGTGCAAATTTTATGAAAAGTGGACAGCATCATATCTTCCCGCTCTAATAATTTAGCGTAATTAGATTCGTCCATATTCATAGACCTTGCGACATCTCTTTTAGTCCTTTTGGACTCTTCATGCAGACGTTTTAAAAAATGTCCGTAGTGCATCTTAGAATGGAATGTCATCAGAGAAGTCATCATTCAACAAAGGTTGAGGAGCAGCTTGGGGCTGTTGCTCTTGGAAGTCACTGACCTGGAGGGACATAAACTTCCCCCTCTGTCCATCCTTCAACCAAGCAGCCAGTCGTTTCTCCTTCCCACCCAAAGTAATCTTCCCGGTGTAATCAGGTTGGGTTTCCTTCTCTTTCCTATCATTCTTAAATAAAACGCCTTTGTTTTCGTAATCACTCATTATTTGCCTCCAAAATATGCTTCTTTAAATTCAGTAGTTTTAATTACTTCTCTTTCGCGGGTTGTAAGAATCCCGCCATGTGCTTGTGCCACCCACAAAAGCTGCTGTATTTCTTGTGTGGAATCTTGGTCTGGCCCTAAGTTCCACCACTCCTCCGCCGCTTCAGAAAGATTGCCTGTAGCGATACCTTCCTTAACTGCCACGATACTTGAGTGATAGTCAAAAACAGCTTGAATGTGCTTTTTAAGCCTTTCTATATGCTTGGTTTGGGCTTCTACTTGTTCCTTTAGTTCTTTATTTTCCTCCTCTAGCTTGCTGTTAGATTCTTTAGATTTTGCTATTTTTGATTTCGTTTCATCAAAGTCATCTGCCTCTTCCTGAGAGTAGACTTCGCCATGAATGTTTAGCAATTTAAGTATCACCCGGTCTTTAGCTCTCTTTTCGGCCATAGCGTATGGGTAATTCATTTGATTGTTGTATGGTGCTGCCTCGCCTATTGACCAGTCTGACCTGTCATTTAAGTAACCAGTGACGCAGACAACAGCACCCTTGCCCTCTACGTTGCTTTCAATTACTTGAGGCGGGTCAAACTTCATGTTCTTATGCGCCGCAACTCTTTCAAGCGCGTAATGCTTAACAACATATTTGCCGCTTTGCCTATGAAGCCAACAATCTTTAGTGAGATTGCCTCCTGAATCCTTCAGGGCGTCTTCCAATACTTTTGGTATGTCTCTGCTTATTTGCTGTTCGCTCAATGTATATCCCTCATTTCAATCATTCCGTCCCAGCTTTCTTTCATTAGCTTTAAGAAGCTTTCTTCGGTATCGCCCATTCTTTTACAACCCAGTACAAGGTGCTTGGCTAATACGGCGCATACCATAGGAAGTGAGCTATCTCCAACCTCGTTTAACAGGGCTTGCTTAACCTTCTCATCCACAACCTCGAAAGCGTCCATAAACTCTTCGTACTCCCTTTCCCGCTGAAGTTCGTTCTCATGACAACTCATTCAACTCCTCCCCGGTATCCGCCTTGTAGTTGTATGCCAGCATTTTCAGCAAGCCACTTAGTCGCTCTTCTGCTGCCAAATCGTCAAACACCCCC